CAACGCAACTGCCCGATAACAGGGGGCTATCTCCGAAAGAGTCTAGTTGCAGGGGTTCGACTTTTCTAAGCCGCGGGCGCGTCCGTTCGCGTTCGTGCCAGCGTGCTCGCTACCCGTACGCACTCGGCGCAAAAAAAAAGTTCTGGGTCTGGGGAGCGAAGCTCCCGCGCGTGCGTGCCGTTGTCGCGCGGACGCGCACGCGAGAGAGCACGGGGGCCGTCGGCCCCCGTCTCCGTTGCCCGTTCCCGGCCCGCCAGTGGCCCTGTAGCAGCGCCGTTGCTGGGGGCTGCGACGAGGGTAGCCGCCGCGTGCTCGCGAGCCCTGTAGACGCCTCTGCGGGGCAACAACCCACAAGTCGCAGGATTCCTGCGGCGAACGCAGTCGGTGGCAGACTTTCCAGACTTCGGCCCCCTGTAGCCCGCCCCGCACCGACCCTGGAAAGTCCACCACCGCCCGGTGCCGTACCTGGGCGCGGGGGCCGCGAGGCACCCCTGTACCTGGGCTCGGGGTCGGAGCTCGGTGCGACGGGCGCTGTATGTGGACCGCGCGGGCGCGCGCGTGCCATAGGCCGCGACGGATTACAAGGCCGGGAAACCCCGATGCATAGCCGCGCTGTTCTTGCAAGGGTTTTCGCGTTCTGCGGCGCGCTGTGGTACCCTCCCGCACATGGCTATTGACAGCACCCCCGCACCTGTGGGCGCGCCTTGGGCACAGCGCCCGAGGGAGCCCGCGGGTGCGTACACCGCATTCTGCGCGTGGCTCTATGCGCGTCACGCTCCGCGAGGCTTCGACGCGCCCGACCGGCTCACCGCATTCCGCCCGCCGCGCCGTTCCCTGCGCGCGACCGCTGCATACCTGCGCGTGCGCGAGTCGGACCTTGCGACCCTGGCAGCGCGACATGAGTGGGAAGCCCGTGCGTCGGCGTTCGACGCTTGCTGTGCAGAGCAGCACGCGGCGCGTGTCGCTGACACCGCAGCCGACCAAGCGGCACGCCGCGCCGCTCTGCTGTCCGAAGGGGAGCACGCTCTCGGGCTCGCGCTGTCCCGACTGAGCTCGTACCTAGAGCACGGCGACAAGGATGACCTGACAGCGCTCAAGGCGCTGCGAATCGACATGCCTCGGCTTCTCGATACGATCCTGCACCATCGAAACGAGAGTGCGAAGAACGCTCCCGCACGCGACGAAGTAGACCTGTCGAAGCTCTCGGATGACGAGCTGTCGGCCTACGAAGCTCTTGTGCGGAAGGCTCGGCGGTAGCCGTGCGAGTCCGAAGGGCGCGCCCTCTCGACCCGCACAAAGCGGGTACTCGCGACGAGCAGCGGGTGGACCGCGAGCGCGTGCGTCGCGGCGGGCTTGTCGAGTTCGTGCGCCGTGCGTGGCATGTTGTCGAGTCGGGCGAGTACCTTCACAACTGGCACATCGAATTGGTGTGCGCGCACCTCGAAGCAGTGACCCGCGGCGAGATAAGCAACCTGCTTATCAACGTCCCGCCAGGGTGCATGAAGTCGCTTCTCGTAAGCGTGTTCTGGCCAGTGTGGGAGTGGGTCGAGTACCCCGACACGCGCGGGCTGTACGCGAGCTTCGATGCGTCGCTGTCGAGACGCGACGCGAACAAGGCGAAGGAGCTTCTGACTTCGGACTGGTTCCGTGCGCGATGGGGCGACCGCGTAGGCCCCGCGACCGAAGCCACGCGCGCGGACTCGGGTACCGAGTTCTACACGGACGCGCGCGGGCTGCGCTTCTCCACTTCGGTGCGCGGCAAGGGTACCGGGTGGCACGGACACCGCCGCGTCGTAGATGACCCGCACAAGCCTCGCGACACGAAGGGGTCTAGCGAGTCCGTAGCGCAGCGCATGGCCGACGACCGCACATGGTGGGGCTCGACCATGAGTTCGCGCCGTGCGGACCCCAAGCGCTTCGCGAGCATCATCGTAATGCAGCGCCTACACCACGATGACCTGTCCGCGTGGGCGCTGTCTCAAGGGTCGTTCGTACACGTCTGCTTGCCTATGGAGTTCGATCCTTCGCGGCGCTGCGAGACGCAGTGGGGGCGCGACCCGCGCACTACGGAGGGAGAGCTGCTGTGGCCAGAGCGCTACCCTGCGAGCGCCGTAGCGGACCTGCGAGACGCTGTGACGGGCCTCGGCCCCGCGGACTACGCAGCGCAGTACCAACAGCTCCCGCTTCCGAAGTCCGGCGGTGTGATTCAGGTGGCGCACTTCGGACGGTACCGCGAGGTACCCGACACCGCTTCGCAGCTCCAATCGTGGGATATGCGGTTCATCGCGAGTCACACCCGAGGTGACTTCGTTGTTGGGCAAGCGTGGGCCTACGAAGGCTCGCGCTTCTACCTGCTGAAAGTGGTGCGCGGGCGATGGTCGTTCGGTGAGACTTTGGAGCAAGTCCGCTTGCTGTCCGAAGCGTACCCGCGCGCGACTCTGAAACTCGTCGAAGACAAGGCCAACGGCCCTGCCATCGTAGACGTGCTGCGCGCCGAGCTGACCGGGCTTGCGCTGGTAGCCCCCGACGGCGGGAAGGAAGCCCGCGCGAACGCGGTGTCTCCGCTCATTGAAGCGGGCAACGTGTACTTGCCTGACGAGTCGCTAGGTGAGCCGTGGGTGGCCGACTTCCTGGCAGAGTGCGCGGCGTTCCCGCTGGGCAAGCACGATGATCAGGTTGACGCGATGACGCAGGCTCTACACCGAATGAAACGGCACTCTGTCAGCAAGTGGCTCGACGCCATGCGCAACGTGCGGAAGCAGTAGAGGGAACGATGCCTACTCCGAAGGAACTCGCGTTGAAGCTCGCCGCTACCGTGCGCGGCGCGCTGCGCTCAGACGGATGGTCGAACGCTGTGACGGGCCTCGGGACATACGAGCGCGACAAGGTAATGTCCGCTCGTGTCTCGCGCACCGCTGCGGTCGGTGATGACGAGCTACAAGAGCTGTACGAAACGGACGACATCGCGGGTGTGCTCGCGGAGACGGAAGCGGAGGATATGCTTCGCGATGGCTTCTCCCTGTCCGTCACACCCGATGACCCGGACGTGACGCAGGCTGTGCAGTCGGAGTGCGAGCGCTTGGAGCTTGTGCAGAAGTTCACAGACGCGCTGGTTTGGGAGTTTGTTTACGGCGGTAGCGCGATTGTTCTCGGGCTCGACGATGGCTTGCCGCCCGAAGCACCGCTCGATATCGAGCGCTTGCGCGGCGTGCGTTTCGCCAACGTCCTCGACCGTCGCGACCTGACTCCGCAATACTGGTACACCGACCCGCGAGCGCCGAAGTACGGGCGCCCCGCGGTGTACCGCGTGGTCTACACGCCGCGCGGGCAAGGCACCCTCGAAGAAGTCGCGAAGGCCGCTGCAACCAATCGCGTCATGTCCGTACATGAGTCGCGAATGATTGTGTTCCCTGGCTCGCGTATCAGCCCGCGCAGTCGGACGTACACACCGGGCTGGGGTGTCTCTCGACTCGCCCGACTTTACGGCCCTATGCGCGCCTTCGCGTCCAACTGGCAAGCCGTCGAAAACCTCATGGTAGACGCATCGCAAGGTGTGTTCAAACTGCGAGGTCTTATGGATGCAATCTCTCAGAAGGGGTCCGACGTTGTTGAGACGCGAATGCGACTTCTCGACATGAGCCGCAGCGTCGCGCGCGCTATCGTCGTAGACGCCGACTCCGAGGAGTTTGAGCGGAAAGACACTACGCTGTCGGGTCTGCCCGACCTACTCGACCGCACCGCACAGCGCCTCGCTGCGGGCGCTCGAATGCCGGTGACGAAGCTCATGGGCATGTCTCCCTCGGGACTCAACGCGACGGGCGAGAGCGACACGCGGAACTGGTACGACGCACTCGCAGCGCAGCGAACGAAGCGTTTGGAGCCGCGAGTGCGGAGGGTGCTCCAACTGCTTCTCCGCTCGAAGGATGGGCCTACGCGCGGGGTCGAGCCCGAGAAGTGGTCTGTACACTTCCCGCCGTTGTGGCAACCGACGCAGCTCGAAGCAGCGCAAGCGAGTGCGACGCAAACGCAGTCGGACGTGGCGTTGATTCAAGCGGGGGTCATCGTGCCTGAGGAAGTCGCGATGCGCCGAGCGCAAGAGCTCGGTATCGAAGTGGACTCGCGAGAAGCCGAGTTGGCGCTGTTGCGTGACCCGACGGCCGGTGTGACGAACACCTCGCCGTCGAGCGCTACGACCCCGCCAGTGGCTTCGGGCGACCCGACCCCGCCGACCCCTGCGGGTGGTGCGGAGAAGGCCGCTGACACGGCTCTGAACGGCGCGCAGGTGTCGTCGCTGCTCGAAGTCGTCGCGAGCGTGGCGCGAGGTGCGCTCCCTCGCGAAACGGGTGTCGAGATTATCACCGCGGCATTCCCCGTGTCGCGAGAGCAAGCCGAGAAGATAATGGGTACGGTCGGGCGCGGGTTCGTGTCGAGCGAAGTGGCGCCCTCTGCACAGCCCGCAGCGCCCGCTGTGACGGGAGCGGAGTAGCCCCGTGGCGTCGGCCCGCAGCGCCTTGGTGGCCCGCTCACGGGCGCGCAGAGGGGTCGGCGTACCGACCCTGCCAGCGGAGCCCCCCGACGGCGTTGCGCTGGCGCTCGCGAGCCTTGCTGACGCGAGGCTTCGCAAGTGGCTTGTGCAGTACACGCAAGCTCTCTGGAAGCTGCGCCAGCGCGGCGACGCGGGGTTACCTGTGTTCAAGTCGCTCGACGAACTCGACGTGTACTTTGCGGAGTTGTTCGTACGCGACTTCGCGAGCGTACTCGGGTCGCTGCTCTCGGGTGTGACTGACTTCAACCGCGCCTCTCAGAAGCTCGTGTGGCAGCGCGCGCTAGGGATTGACCCACCCACCGAGAGCGCTCGCTACAAGGCTGTTCTCGAAGCCGCGCGCAAGCGCAACGTCGCGCTTATCAAG